TGATAAGGCACATGGAGGTCAGAGATGACCAAAATTCTATCGTTTTTTCCTGTTTTAAGAGCCGTAGAAGGGGTACTTTCATCCTTCCTAGGTCTACCTCTACCCCTTTTTACTATTTTTAAATCTGTCTGCGACTTTCTCTGCTGATCTTCCAACTGTATAACCTCCTATCCCCACTAGGATGATGTTAAGTAGGGAGTTCTGTACAGACTCTGGAATGTTAGGTGCAGTAAACCCAAACCAATGAGCTACCATTAAACCAGCAAACACCAACATCATAATTGGTCGCCAGTTTCTTTGTAAGAATCCTCCCTGTGCTTCTGTTTGTATTATCTTTGCAGCACCTTCTAGCTCTGCTAGTTCTCCTGCGATAATCTTTTCTTGAACTTTTGCTTTAAGTTTGTCAGCCTCGCCTTTATTATCGACAACTTTATCAATAGTTTTAAAGACTGCTCCTGCGACTGGTCCGAGTAAGTTAAGCATTTATCCCTGCCATTATGTCTGCTAGTTTCTTTGCCCTCATTGGTGTCTGTTTTCTCCATCTACTGTTCAACATTTCCCCAGCACATTCTACATACCTCTGGTTGTATAAGTGTGATAAAGCGTTCTTAAATTTAGATACACCAGCTTCACCCATTTGGAACACCATCTCAATGATAACTTCCCTAGCTCTATCATCAATCTCATAGTTACTAAGAAGATTCTCAGCGCCATCAACTGCACGTTGAAAATCACTCTCAAATAAAGCCTCCCATCCTGCTCTGTTTGTCGGTATATCTTCTCCAGGTATGATCTTATGTCCATACCCACCAGTTTCAAATCCCAATGTATCTTTGTAAACAGTTTCACAATATCCTTCATGCTCTTTAATCCTCTCTTTTAAATCAGTATACATTTTCTTTAGTGCTACAAAATCCTGTAATAAACAAATCTTTTTCTTCTTTCAAAGTATATTTAAAATTATCCACATATGCAAGACACTGTGGAACTGTATTGAATGATTGTGTTAGGGGTTCTGCTATACAGGTTTCCTCCAAAGGACTGTATAATGACTGCACACAGGCAATCAGAATTAGGTATACTTTCATACCTAGTATACTATAGAGATAATTATACCGAGTAAATTAGAGAATACTAAGAAGCCAACGCTCCAGAGTACTCTCTTAATCATAGCCATATCTTTTTCAATATGATGTAAGTGGTTGTTTTGAATTGTGTTTAGGCGTTCAGAAATAACAGCTACCTGCTTATCAAGATTAGCTAGTTTTTCTGTATCTGTGTTCATGCAGCTTCACTCGGTTTCTTTTGATATTTAAGTTCCATGACTTCAGCTCTCAATTTGCTATTCTTTTCTTTCTCTGACTCTATCATATCTAGAGCCATGTGATATGTCTTTTTCATTTCGTTATATTCTTTCTTCAATACGTGAGCTTCTGCTTCTGTCATGTTTTTTTCCCTTCTGTAAATTAGTGTGTAAAGGGTCTATATTATTCTGACTAAAATTCAACATCAAGATATCTTTACTATTGACAACCTGGTTTACTCATATCTCTCTGACATAAAGATCTATATTCTGGATCTACTAGTAGTTTCAATCCTTTGATCTTATAGCCTAGTTCTAATACTTCTTGTTTGATTTCTAATACGTTTTGATTTTCTTCTAGAGATTCTATGTTTACTTTTAACAGTTCAAAGTCTGAGTATATCTTACCAACAATAAATACATTACCTATTAGTCCACCTAATAAGGCTAGTATTACAGTAATTGTTTTAAGATTTAGATCTACTTGCATATTGAACTCCTAAGAATATTAACACTGCACATAATCCTGTTGCAAGTGCTTCTCCATACTCTCCAAAGAAATGACTAGGGTGATTGAGTAGATCAGCAGATGTCGTACAAGCAAAGATAACAAAAGCTAAGACAACCTTATTGTTATACAACTGTTTAAGATAAGGAACAAAACTCAGTATCACTGCAAAAGCACCAGTCAAAATACCAGTCTTTAAAGCAATCAATATATGTTTAGGTGTTAGTCCTAATACATTTCCCTGTACCATTAAGATAGCACAAGGGATGGATGCTTCGTATACCCTTTTATAGAATATACTGAGTTGTTTCATTAGCTCTTTGGATTAGCTGTTTTAATACCCTGTATTCTGGTTCTCCAAGCGTCAATGTCGTGATAGATTTCATCTAATTGGTCGCCTATATTACCATATGCAGCTTTACGAGTTGCATCTACAGTGGCATTAGATTCAGCAGTTGTTGCTGCTGCATCATAACTAGCTAAGTCGCTATCAGATGGTTTAGATACACCAGAAATATTCCACTCTTTAATGTATGCACCTTGACCATCATCTTGTAAAAGAACATCAGTAGTAAAGTCCACCTCGTTTACTGAGTTAGCCTTTAGATACTCTTTTA